TTCATATACTTCTTTCACATCTGTAATCCATGCCTTAAACATATTTCCATCTTCAGTAACACAAATTAAATGATTAGATCCTCTTCTAGTAACTCTTCCTATTTCACCAGTATTAACTTTCTCAACTAAAGTTCCCTCATTAAAAATATTACCCGCAAAATATTCTTCTCTTATTTGATCTGGAGTTAAATCAAATAAAACTGGTTGAGATAACTTAGTTGACTTTGAAACAAATTCTGAAAAATTTTTCATTTATTATTTAACAACAAATGTATTAATGCTGTTTTTTGTTTGGTAAGTTTACTTTTTAAATCCTTAGATTTGCTTGTTTTAATTTGAGACTCCAAATATTTAATATAAGACAAAAGTTCTTTTGATTTTAAATTCATAGTGTAAAAAAAGTCCTCATCTTTATTTAGATAAGGACAAATTTGAATAATGTATTATTTATGTCATACATCTCCATCGTTTCTATTTTCCGATTTATGAACTGAAAATGTTCCTTCAGGATAACGAGTACTTAATTTTTGATAATTCATTTCAAGAATTTCTTCAAAGTTAGTATCAAGAGCCATACATGCTTGAGCGATATACCAACAAATATCACCAAGTTCACGTTTCATGTGAAACACATTATCCTCATTATAAGGTTTTCCTTGCAATAGAATTTTTTTTACAATCTCAGTAAACTCACCTGCTTCTGCACTGATGCCAAGAGCAGCAGTTAGAAGACGAGATACATCAGCATCATCGGTTACTTCCAATTCAGTCATGCGTGAAAGAAGTTGTGCAAAATCTTTACTTGCTGGACTTGTAGTTTCTCTAACAAAATCAATATATTTGTTTGTATCAATAACTTGTTCCATTAAAATTTAAATTCCTCGAATGATTTTTTTAAAGGTGATAAATTTTTATTATACTCTATATCTTGTCCGCTGTCAATTATTTCCTTTTGTGCTGATTGATCAACATCATACAGTCTCATTTTTGCGCGATCAATACCAATAACAAACCTCTTAAATATTGTCGGATCATTATAACGGTTCTTAAGTTGTTTAACCATAATTTGTCCAAGGTTATCTAGTTCTTCAGATGATATGAGAGCAAACATAAGATCAGCAGTAGCAGGAAGACCAAATGATTCTGATGTGTCAGTAAGATCAACATCAGAATTTCCATAACCTGAACGAGTAGTTTGAGTAGCACTTACAATTGGAACATTATTTTCAACAGCAAGGCCACGAAGTTCTTCCGCTATTGACTTTACATAGGTGTATGAATTTACTGCGGAACCTTTATACCTAGATGATGCACAAATATTCAAATAGTCTACAAAAATAATATCAGGTTTAAATGATTTCTTCAGGGACAATTCATTTAACAAAGATTTGAAATGCCCAGAGTGGGCAGATGCTGTGGGATACTCCTTAATAATTAATTTACCTTGAGTTTTTTTAGATAGTTTATTGATCTTAGTTTCAAAATCACCATGAGACAAGTTCATAAGAGATTGAATATTTACGTTCAAAAGATTTGCATCAATACGTTCTGCAATCTTTTCCTCAGACATCTCCAGAGTGATATACAAAACATTTTTGTTTTGTAGTAAAACAGAACTGGCAAGATGGCACATAAACAAAGACTTACCCACGCCAGTGCCTGCAAGAGCAACATTGAGAGTCTTATTAGGAAGACCACCTTTTGTGATCTTGTTGAAGAATTCCAAATCAAAAGGAATTTTTTCCTCGTCCTTATGGTAGAACTCGAATCTAGATTCAAAGTCTTTAATATAGTCATGTCCGATATTATGATCAAAAGACACCGACAATGCTTCACTTAAAATATGTGGGATAGCATCACGATTTTGTTTCTCGGATTCATCATCAGCAATCTGAATTGATTCCATTAATGCCAAATAAATGGCACGATCACGACACCACTTCTCAGTAGTATCAAGTAACCATTGATAATCCGAAGAGTTATCAGTAATATTTGCTACAATTTTATTTGAATCTGCTAATTCAGAATCAGAGATGTCTTTACGATTATCAAGTTCAATATGTAAGATTTCTTTGGTAATCATCTTACCATACTTCACTACAAACTCACAAACAATTTCAAAGACAACTCTTTCCTTTTTGTCATTGAAGTATTGCGTTTTTATAAAAGGAAGAACTTTTCTACAGTACTCCTCGTTATAAATTAAATTTGATATGATGGTAGTTTCAATCCTCTCCATCAATTCTCACTTCAGAATTTCCATAACTATACTCGCTTCTTGCAATTAAGTCAAGTTTTTTCATGACTTCTGAAGTAAAATATTTTTCAGTATTTTTCAAAATTTCTTTAGCATAAATTTTCTTACCATTCATTTCATAACGTCCTGCTACATTCTTCCAGAGTCCACCAAGTTCACCAAGTTCCAAAAGACCGTAGTAACGATCAAGTCCGCGTTCATCATAATACAAACGGATTTCAACATCTCGATTTTCCTTACTTAAACGTGACTTCTGTGTTCTTGCTCGAATGATATTCCCAATGACTTCAGTGCCGTCCTTTTCTTTTGATTTAGAAAGGTAGATAATTGTAGATGAAGCATATTGCAATCCAGAACCACCCGACATTTGTTTACCACCATAAAGACTCATGCTATCATAAGTGTGATTTGTCACCAGCATAGGAATATTTGCCTGTCCTAATTTTAGAGTCAGCATACGGAAGGCACCTTTGATAAGTTGTGCCTTTGTCATATCACGAGTATCTTTCTCTGCCAGAGCATCATTAATCTCTTTATTTGTAGAAAGCATACCTAGAGAATCGAGAACAAAAATGCAAGGGTTTCTTTCATCTTCCTTTTTCTTCAGATAAATATCAACTGCTTTAAGTGCTTTAGTGCGAAACTCTTCTACTGTGACTACATTGACAACCACCAGACGAGTTGTGTCAATTCCCCGACTTTCCAAAAGGGATTTAGTGATTGCTGCCTCAGTATCAAAATACAAACAATATCCAGTAGGATTATTATCAAGGAAGTTTTTAACGACAGCCAAAGAAAAGAAAGTTTTTCCAGTAGAAGTTTCCCCTGCGATTGCAGTAATCTTATTACCAGATACCCCACCAAAAATACTACCAGATACAAGAGCATTAAAGATGTATGAACCTGTATCCACATATGTTTCAGTTTCATCAATATCTGACGCCAATTGAGTGTATTCTCCGCCAATTTCTTTTACAATATCTTTTAAAAAGTCCATGATTTTTATACAAAAAATGATTCTAGAGTTGAACGTTCTTTATAATCCCATCCAATACAATTAAGAATGGATTTTAGAGGATCTAAAAATGATTTTTCAAATTGCAATTCATAATCAATATAATTATCAATCCCAATTTCAGTGGGGAATCTTTGAATGAATGAAATTACATTCTCATGAATTGGGTTTGGTTTTTTCAAATAGCAGAATTTTATCTTCTCTCCATTATGGATCAAAGCATACTTTTTGTCAAGCCCCCCACTCTTAATGTAGTGATTATATAGAAGTGCCCCACGAACATGAATTGGAGTCCCCTTTGAATAAATTTCATTTACACTTCTAAACTTAGCAACATCTGATACTGATCGTGGAAAAGAAATTTCTTCTGGAGATAGATTTTTAAATTCACTCTTACATTTAGAAATAAATTTGATCATGTCACTTTCAGTGCCCGCCATAATAACTTTAAGGGCATCCTTAATCATTTGTCTACATGACGCTGGAGTAGAAGATTTAACTGCTTCAATGCCCATCATTTTAAGTTTAGGTTCAGAATATCGAACACCTTCACTATCATAAACATTAAGAATATATCTTTTTTTAGCAATCCAAATTCCACGATCAGCAATACACTCACGCTTCATCTGCATTTTTTGCTGATATGCGTTTAGATACTTCGCCAATTCTTCATAAGAACTTTCAATATACTTTTCAAGTTCCATTTGACAGATCTTATCAAGGAACGAAACAATGCCTTCAGTAGTTTTCTCTCTTCCTTCGTATACCTTTTCAACCACAGGACCCATATGAAGATACACAGAGTCAGTATCAGAAGCAATAACATAATCAACA